TATTTTTTTTTTTTTTTCTTGTTTTTTTTTATTTACAGAATTATTTTGATCTTCAATTTCTGATTCATTATTATGGATAGATTCATTATCTGAATCATTATCATTATTCGATTCATTATCATTATTCGATTCATTATCATTAATAGATTCATTATCATTTACTGATTCTTCATTTGAAATTTCATTTTCTGACAATTCATTATCTGATATGACCTTTTTAATAGTCTCTGTAACACTTGATTTTGTAATGGTCGTAGTTTTAGATGATTGGGTAGATTTTTTTGAAGCCATTAATATAAATATTAATTTAATTAAATAATAAAAAAATCAATTTTTATTAGTTAATTAAAAAGAAAAACTTACTATAATATTATCAATAGTTTTACTATTGATTTTATTGTTATATACTTTGTTAGTAAATTTATGTATAATATTATTATGAGGAGTAGTTTTAAGTTTGTGTTTTGTATCTTTTTTTTTATCAAGTTTATTTTTTTTATTCATATCATTTTCAATGGTATCTAAATTATTCATAATATAAGTAAATACATTTTTTGAAAAAAACCATTTGAAAAAATTTAATTGTCCAATAGTAGTTATAACACAATTATTTTTCATAAAATAAGGAATTCTATCACCACGACTGAATGGATCAAAATATTTTTTTTGGAATATTTTAAGTTGTTGTTTATAAGATGTGTAAATATTAATAACTTGTTCAATATTATTTTCATAAATTTTAAAAGCGATTTTATTATGTTTAGCATATTTAGTTACAAAATGATCTATTAATCTTATAGATATTTCTGCTTCAGAATTAATTATATAACAAAATAAATTAATATTATCTTCACATTCATAAAATAATTCAAGATTTTTAATAATCATGTATTCTTGAGATGATATTTTAATATTTTGTAATACTTCGTGATTTAATTGTATTGCTTCTGATTCCATTCAAATATATAAAAATTATAATAAAATAACCAACAATATCTTTAAATAGTTTAAAAGATAATTTAATCCGAAGCTAAACTTGAACTATCCAATTCTATTTGTTCATCTAAGTCAATTTGATCATCTGATTCTAAATTTTGTAATAATGAATGAATTTCTAATTGGGTAGTTCCGTTATAATTATTATCCAGTGATAATTTTTTATTTTTATGTAAATCAAAATTTGTATTATTGGGTTCTGTTGGTATAAAAACTTTATTTTTATATTCATCTCTAATTAATGTTTTTTGATCATTGATTTCTATATTAGAGTTATGTATTTTTTCGGATATACATAAAATATTAGAATTAATATCTGTATCTGGAACATCAAAATCATTTTCTTCATCAGATTCATCTAAAAATTTATACTTATATTTTAACATTTCTTTGGATGTAAATGAAACTAATATTGGTCTTAAAAATATACCAAAATCATTATTAGAATTTATCCAAATAGCATAACATTCTAATATCATTTTACACCAAGAATCAGATGGAATTTGTATTGGTGTTATTTTTTTATTATTATATAAAATAAGTGTTTCAAAATCTATAGTTTTCATTAATTTAATTTTAATAGTACCCGTATTATATTTTTCAGATTCTCTAATTATTTTTTGAAAATTTATGGTATTTTCAGTATTTAAATCATTAAACCATAAATGTGCATTTTCATTAGCATTTTTTTTTATTTTAAGTTCTAATTCTGTAAAAAAATTTTTCATATTATTAATTTTAGTATAATTTTTTCCAATAAGAGCTACTTCTATTTCGCTATAATCTGTAAATATATCGGCTTTTTTAATATTTAATAAAGTAGGTATTTGAAAAACAAGCTTTTCATTTTCTTTGTATTTAATAAAAATAATTTTTTTATTTTTATTATGACGTATTTGTGTATAATTAATTTTATTTAAATCAATATTATCAATTTTATATGGTTCTAAATAATTCATATTAATAACATATTAAAAAAATATTTTTAAATATAAACTAATTTATTTTTTTGCTTTTGCTTTTGGACGATTAACTTTTTGTTCTACAAAAAGTTGTGGTACGATTGGAGCAGAATCATCAGATTCTGCATCTTCATCATCTTCGTCTTCGTCTTCATTCTCTTTTTCTTCGTCTTCGTCTTCATCGTCATCATCTTCAGCTTCTTTATTTTGATGAAGTTCAGTTTTATCTGAACTAGCTTGACCTGGTTTTTCATTATCAGAATCTGAACTCAAAAATTCATCAATTTTTAAATAGTCTTTAATTTTAGATGTATTATTTTGAGGAGGTTCAACCTCTAGTTTAATTAATTTAAATGTTAATCCATACGATGGATCTTTTTTACTTAAACTTTGTGCCCATAATTTAACAGGTCTAACTATAGGATGAATACGACTCATAAAACACACATAATTATTAAAGTCATCTAGTGTTGTAATATTTTCGACTTGTTTACGAATTTTCTGATTATTTTCTAAAGTTGATAGAAAAACTGTTGAAATAATTTTATTATCAGGATATGTCGCATCAATTTTTAATTTCATATAAGGATGCTTGGGTCCATTGTATTTTTTTTTTGTTTTAATTTCATCATCATCATCATCTTCTTCTTGTGGCATTCGAAAAATTGGTTGATATACATATTTATTAGCTTTTGTTCCAAATAATTGCTCTTTGAATTCTTGAGAAGCTAATTTATTATCAATAGTTTTTAAAAAATTACTAAAATTTTTAATTTCTGAAATTGATTGATCCAAAGGAATTTTAATAAATAGACGTTGAGAATCATCTTTATAATATTCACCTAAACGCGGAATACCATACGAAGATAATTGAAACCATGGAAATTGAATTAATAAAGGATATTCATTATTATGTTCATATCTAGGATAAGCAATTTTTTGACCTTTTGATCGATCATTTTCTTCTAATGTAGTAAAATATAATTTGGAGATATCAAAACTTGTAAAACTAATAGTCATTTGTTTAGCTAGTTTTTTATCAATAGTGTTTGGAGTTCCTTTTGAAAGCATTATAATACTAATATTTTATATTCAATTAATCTTTAATTCAATTTTTATAATATCTATAGAATATTAATATCTATATAAAGATATTACCTATAATATATTATTAATGCTCAAAATAAGCTCAAATAATGATTCACATGAATCTTCTGTATCCTTAGTTTCCAATGAACAGAATAAATTAGTTACACCTGTTGTAAATGGTCCAACAAATAATAATTTTGAAAATTTAAATTTAAGCGAAGATTTATTAAAAGGGGTTTATTTATATGGATTTATAAATCCATCAAAAATACAAATTAAAGGTATTAATACAATTAATACAGGATATGATTGTATTATACAATCACAGTCAGGTACAGGAAAAACAGCTACATATTTATTAGGTATATTTAATCATTTGGATAAGAATACTTTTTGTCAAGGCATAATTATTACACCTACACGCGAATTAGCAAATCAAGTTTTTAATGTTGGAATAAATTTAATTAAGTTTACAAATTTCCGTTTAACTAAATGTATAGGAGGTACAAATATTATAGAAAATAAAGCCGATGTGAAAAATACTAATATAATTATTGGAACCTTAGGTCGTATATTTCATCTTATAAATGAAATGAAATATAATTTACATAAACTTAAATTTATTGTTTTAGATGAAGCAGACGAAATATTAAATAACGGTATTAATTCAAAATTAGCTATGATATATGATATTATACCTACAAATATACAAACTATATTAATATCTGCAACAACTTCCTTACATGTTTTTAATTTTAGTAAAAAATATATGTATCAACCTATAAAAATCTTATTAAAAAATGAAGAAATAATTCTTTCATTAATTAGTCAATTTTATTTAGATGTTGAAACAGAAGATCAAAAATTTGATACTTTAATAGATTTGTATAATTTAGTTTCTACATCACAAGCTATTATATTTTGTAATACAATTAAAAAGATAGATTTATTAGAACAAAATTTAAAACAAAATAATTTCTCTATTACCGTAATTCATTCGAATATGTCAATGGATGAACGAAACAATGTTATTAATAATTTTAGAGAAGGACTTTCACGAGTATTATTAACAACCGATTTATTAGCTCGCGGTATTGATATTCCTCAAGTTAATATGGTAATAAATTATGATCTACCACAGAGTAAAGAAACTTATGTTCATAGAATAGGTAGATGCGGTAGATTTGATAAAAAAGGTATAGCTATTAGTATAGTTAAAACTTCAGATGCTTCAGATTTAAAAATAATACATAAATTAAAATCAATTTATAAAATTGATATCAAAGAATTACCAGAATCTTTTGATCAGTATTTATAGATTTAATTATACGTATTAAATATTGTTTGATTTAAACAAGCATTTTTATCATTACATTGTGTATTTAATGATTGAATATTTTTGGTAGCTTTTTTTGGAATCCTTAAATCTGTTTTTAGATCTAATATTATTTTTATATTTGCATCATTTAAATTTTTTAAAAAATGGATAAAAATTTATATATTTTTTAAAAAATATATAAATTATTAAACTCATTTTTTTTCATCATTAGATATTATTTTATTATTATTAAGATGTTGATACGTTTTTTTAATATTGATTAATATTTTTTCTATAATAGT